TGGGTTGGCAAATACCTTTTAAGCAAGGTGGGGGGAGGGGGTAAAACAAAAAAAGGGGTCCCAGATGTTACCCTTTAGTGCTGGATTTATACACCCGGGTAGGGTATAAACTTTTTAAGGTACCATAATTAACATTATGCTTGATATAGAAAAAATAAAAAATTTAAATAGGATAGCTGACCCTAAAGTAAGAAAGGAAACAAAATTAAAAGTTTTGTATCGTATAGAAAAAGCTAGAAAAAATAATATAAAAAATAATTTTTTAGAATTTGTAAAATATATTTGGCCAGATTTTATTGAAGGTTTTCATCATAAAGAAATAGCAGATAAATTTAATAGATTAAAAACTGGTGAATTAAAAAGATTAATTATTAATATGCCACCAAGGCATACTAAATCTGAATTTGCTTCTTACTTTTTACCTGCTTGGATGATTGGAAATAATCCTAAATTAAAAATTATTCAAGCAACTCACACTGCAGAGCTCGCAGTACGTTTCGGTCGTAAAACTAAAAACTTGATTGACTCATCTGAATACAGAGAAATATTTAATACAAGATTACAAGAAGATTCAAAAGCCGCGGGCCGTTGGGAAACGGATCAAGGTGGTGAATACTTTGCAGTCGGTGTCCAGGGTGCGGTGACCGGTAGAGGTGCTGATTTATTAATCATCGATGATCCACATTCAGAACAAGATGTAAATTCAGCCACAGCTTTTGATAAAGCATACGAGTGGTATCAAGCAGGACCTCGTCAGCGTTTACAACCTGGAGGACGTATTGTTTTAGTTATGACTAGATGGTCAACAAAAGATTTAACAGCACAACTCATCAAGGCTCAAGCAGCAGAAGAAAAAGCAGATCAATGGGAAGTTGTAGAGTTTCCAGCCATTATGCCAAGTGGAAGACCTTGTTGGCCAGAATATTGGAAGTTAGAAGATTTACTTGCAGTGAAAGCATCCGCTGGTATTTCAAAATGGAATGCTCAATATATGCAAGATCCGACTGCAGAAGAAGGAGCAATTATTAAACGTGAGTGGTGGAGAGATTGGGAAGAAGAATATATTCCGCCTCTTGAACATGTTATTCAATCATATGATACAGCATTCATGAAAAAAGAAACTGCGGATTATTCTGCAATCACAACATGGGGCGTGTTCCATTTAAATGAGGACTCGGGCCCACAATTAATTTTACTGGATGCTAGAAAAGAACGTTTAGAGTTTCCAGAATTAAGGCGCCTGGCCCACGAACAATATATGTATTGGCAACCTGAAACAGTTCTTGTTGAGGCGAAAGCATCGGGTCTTCCATTAACTTATGAACTTCGTAATATGGGTATACCCGTTATTAATTATTCACCATCAAAAGGAAATGATAAACATGCACGAGTGAATGCGGTTGCACCTCTATTTGAATCTGGAATGATATGGGCACCTAAATCTAAACAGTTTGCACAGGAAGTTATCGAAGAATGTGCAGCATTCCCTTATGGAGATCATGATGATTTAGTAGATTCTATGACACAAGCGGTTATGAGATTTAGACAAGGTGGCTTGATTTCTCACCCAGAAGACTATAAAGATGAGGAACTTCCAAAAACAGAGAGAAGCTATTACTAATGAAAAAATTAACAAGAACAATACCTCCTTTAAGAGGACCAAACCCACAAGGGTTGAATGTTCCAAATAAAAAGGTTATACTGATAAATTCAGGAAAATTAAATGGCAACTATAGACAAAGCACTTCCAAACGAAGTTAGAAAAACTATTGAGATTGAGGGGCCAGAAGCTTCAATAGAACAAACTATCGAAACTCAAGAACAAATTCCTTCTCAAGGAGATACTGAAATTACACCAACAGAAGATGGTGGTGTTGAAATTAATTTTGATCCAGCAGCCTTTAATCAAGAACAAACTCCAGATCATTTTGCAAATTTAGCAGAACTATTACCAGAAGAAGTTTTGATGCCACTAGGTTCAGAGCTTTATCAAAATTACGAAGAATATAGATCATCACGTCAAGATTGGGAAACTGCTTATACCGATGGTTTAGATTTATTAGGGTTTAAATATGAAAGGAGAACAGAACCTTTTAGAGGAGCGAGTGGTGCAACACATCCTGTTCTTGCAGAAGCAGTAACACAATTTCAAGCTTTAGCTTACAAAGAATTATTACCAGCTGACGGACCAGTGCGAACTCAAGTCATTGGATTAAATGATAGACAAAAAGAAGATCAAGCAAATAGAGTTAAAGACTTTATGAATTATCAAATCATGGATGTCATGAAAGAATATGAACCTGAATTTGATCAGATGTTATTTTATTTACCTTTATCAGGATCTACATTTAAAAAAGTTTATTATGATTCTTTACTTGGAAGAGCGGTTTCAAAATTTGTACCCGCAGATGATTTAATCGTTCCTTACTCTGCAACATCATTAGATGATGCTGATGCAGTTATGCATGTAATTAAGACAACTGAAAATGATTTAAGAAAACAACAAGTCAATGGTTTTTATAGAGATATAGAATTATCTCCTTCAATGGATAATGTAGATAATCAATTAAAAGCTAAAGAAAGAGAACTGGAAGGAATTAGAAAAGAAAAAAATGATGACATCTTTACTTTGATAGAATGTCATGTAAATTTAGATATTGAGGGCTTTGAAGATCGTGATCCCAACGGGGAAATGACTGGAATTAAACTTCCTTATATTGTGACGATAGAAGAAGGCTCTCGTGAAATTTTATCAATTCGTAGAAATTATAATATTGGAGATCCTAAGAAACAGAAGATTCAATATTTTGTTCACTTTAAATTTTTACCAGGACTTGGATTTTATGGATTTGGATTAATCCATATGATTGGTGGTTTATCTAGAACTGCAACATCAGCTTTAAGACAGTTATTAGATGCTGGAACATTATCTAATTTACCATCAGGATTTAAACAAAGAGGTATTCGTGTCAGAGATGATGCACAACCAATTCAACCTGGAGAATTTAGAGATGTAGACGCACCCGGAGGAAATTTAAGAGATGCATTTATGCCTTTACCATTTAAAGAACCGTCACAAACTTTATTAGCATTAATGGGGGTCGTGGTTCAAGCAGGTCAGCGTTTTGCTTCAATTGCTGACATACAAATAGGGGATGGGAATCAGCAAGCAGCAGTGGGCACGACCGTGGCTTTGCTGGAACGAGGCAGCAGAACAATGTCCGCAATTCACAAACGATTATATGCTTCAATGAAACAAGAATTTAAATTGTTATCTAGAGTGTTTGCATTATATCTGCCTCCAGAATATCCATATGATGTTGTAGGTGGTGCAAGAACAATTAAACAAACTGACTTTGATGACAGAGTAGATATTATTCCAGTTGCTGATCCAAATATATTTTCACAAACTCAAAGAATTAGTTTAGCACAAACTCAATTACAACTTGCTCAATCTAATCCACAAATTCATAATTTATATGAAGCCTACAGAAAAATGTATGAAGCTTTAGGTGTTAGAGATATTGATAAAATTTTAAATATACCTCAACCGCCAATACCAAAAGATCCTGCACTAGAACATATTGATTCTCTATCAGGACAACCTTTCCAAGCATTTAGAGGACAAGATCATAGAGCTCATATTACTGCACATTTAAATTTTATGTCTACAAACATGGCAAGAAATAATCCAGTTATTATGGGTGCATTAGAAAAAAACATTTTTGAACATATTTCTTTGATGGCTTTAGAACAAGTTGAAATAGAATTTACAACTCAACTACAACAACTTCAATTATTGTCTCAAGATCCAATGGCTGCACAAAATCCACAAGTGCAAATGCAAGTTCAACAATTACAAATGCAAATTGAATCTAGAAAAGCAATATTGATTGCTGAAATGATGGATGAATTTATGAAGGAAGAGCAAAGAATTACATCTCAATTTGATAATGATCCTATTGCTAAATTAAAATCACGTGAATTAGATCTTCAGGCTCAAGAAAATGCTAGAAAAGCTAAAGAAGGACAAGAGAAAATCAACCTTGACAAGATGAGAGCCATGATGAACCAGATGAATACACAAGAAAAACTACAACAAAATGAAGATTTAGCTGAATTAAGGGCTGCAACTTCAATTGCAAAACAACAGTTTTCTGATATGAACAAGAAAATACAATAATTATTGTTAAAAATCAAAAAAGGAGTATATTATAACTATGAAAATGGATCCAAAACAAAAAAAAATTGGCAAAGTAATGAGAGAGTTTAAAAAAGGTGAATTACACTCTGGAAAAAAAGGTCCAGTTGTAAAAAATCCTAAACAAGCAGTTGCAATTGCTTTGTCTGAAGCAGGAATGTCTAGAAAAAAAATGGCAATTGGTGGTTCAGTAAATAATAATCTATCATCAGAGAGATCTACATATGGAAATCAAGTAGATTTTGCACAATTTACAAATCCAGATGGAACTTTAAAAGGTGGAATTGATGTAGAAGTTTCTAATCCACAAGAAACACAAGTAGAGCCAGTAGGTGGACAAAGAAGAATGCTT